GCACGAGGTCCACGAACGAGTACCCCATGAAGGTTTCGAAAACATCGAGGGTGGCTGTTTTCGAAACTTTCAGTCCGGCCCGGCTCATCATGTGGGTCCCCAAGATGTTGTAAGCGAACGCAATCTCCTTGAGCGTCTCGGCCCCCGTCACGATAATCTTCCCCGTGCTAAACACCGACGCCGTCACCTCCTTCATGTCCGCCGCGGGCCGAAACTTCATCTTGACGGCCGAGTACCTGTCGGGTTCAAAGCTCACATTGAAAATGGGGCTCGCCGCAAAGTGCTCGGCGACCATCATCAGATTGACATTGTAGTTCAAGCTAAAGTTTGTGTTAATCATGACGATCCGGTACGTGTCAATCGGGACATCCGTCTCGAGGAGACACTGGAGCTGCTTGATCACTCGGAGGCAATCCATGAGGTCCGCGCACCCCGCCACCTGAATAGAGCCGTTCGGGAAAACCTTGATGGACTTGGTGCTGTACGCATCAATGTACGTCAGGGTCACCTGATTGAAAAAGGATGTCGGCTTGAGTTTCCAGGTGAACCCCGGTCCCTCGGACCCCTTGATGCGCAGGGTGATGGACTCGCGCTTCGTGAACCGCTCTCGGAGTTTCGGAATGTCAATCATCTGCTGGCACTTGGACACCATGGTGATCGTGGTAATCTTGACCCATGAGGGGCGGTGCTCAACCGGGAACGCCTCCCGAAACGTGTTCAGCGACGCGACGTACTCGAACGTGGTCCTCGAGAGAGCCTCCATTGTGTTTACTTTTTTGGACCCGGGCCCGGACCTATGCTGGCCCGGGACACGTTTTTGTAGGGACCCCGCATAAAGAAATGGACCCCTGTATTGTAAAATGACGTGGATCAAGAGCGCCACGTTTGACGGCGACGGGACTGTTCGCATCACCCAGATTACGTACACGGGATCCGAGCACTCGTGGTTTGTCAAGACGGTTCCCCAGGGCAACTGGAACGAGCTCGTGTTTGGGGACGATGACGACGTGACTGTGGTGGCGTTTTTGGGCTGCATGGTTATGCAGACGCTCGAGGTGCTCCGGAAGACGGCCCAGCTGGCTCTCCAGGAGCACGACGATGAATCCACCTCGGATCGCAGGCTTCTCAAGGTGCTCGACGCACTGACGATTTTGGACCCCACCTTTGAGCCCCCGGTGTTCAACATGGACGCCAAGTGGCAGATGGAGCTCCTTCGAAAGATGGCCCTGGACACGAGTCTCCGGGTCCTGACGACGTGCCGGAACGCGACGCGGCTCAAGCGGTACTCTAAAAAGCTGCAGACGCTATGAACAGGAGCACGAAGAGGACCAGGAGGTACCAATAGTTTTCGCTTGACTTTTTGGGGGCCACTGGGGCGACTGGGGGGATCACGGGCTCGATGGCGAGCGCGGGGTCCTCGGGGTACGTTATGTCTGGGCTGACGCGCTGGGTGGGTTCCAGGGCGCGACGCATGGGGCAATTGGGCTTGCCTGGGTCGCACCACTGCATCTGATTGTCAGAGCCGGTCAGGGAGTCTTCGCACGCCGGGGACTCGTCCGAGAGTTCCCACTGCGCGGGCTCGTCTTTATCGGTACCAGAGGCGTCCGAAAAACCATAGGGCTTGGACCAGGTCCCTGGCATTTCCGGGAGAAACGGATTGACTTGGTCAATCAGGTTGGCATCGTCAATGAGCATCTTTAGACTTCGTGGATATAATTTTTTCCGTCAATCTTTGTCCGGTGCTTGGACCACATATCGTCCAGGTCCACCTCGAGCATAGAGGCGAGCTGGAACAGGTAGCTGAACACGTCCCCCATCTCCATCTGAACATCGATGCCGCGCTCCTTTTTCAGGTGCGTCTTCTTGTAGACCCGGGTGTGCTGACGAATCGCCGAGGCGAGCTCGCCAATCTCCTCTGTAAACAAGAGCCACACTGTATTCACATTGGCTCGGTCCCAGCCCTTGTGAATGCACATGAGACGCGTTGCGTCCCGGTACTCGTTCAAATTCATCTTACCAGGTTGGCGTCGCCTGTTTTTAAATCTCGGGGGACTGTAAAAATGGCCTCGCCAATGATAACCTATGCGCTCATTGGGTTTGTTGTCATCCTGTTGATGGCGGTCGGGTACCTGTACTTTTTCAGGGACGGGTCCGAGGTCGCTGTTGATGAGGCTGTGTACGACGCAAACACCTGTGCGAGCTTTGTAACGAAGAGCGCGTGCTCAGACGGCGGGTTCGCCGCCAATGAGACCACGTGCACAGCCATGGGATACTCCAAGACGGCGTCCGCGGCGGCGACACTCACGACGACATCCGCCTTTTGCAAGAGCCTCTCGGCGAACATTGCACTCTTTGCGTCCAACGTGGTGACGTACTACACCCGGAACACCGCGGTTAAAAAGGTGGCCTCGTCCGGGTCCACGACGACGGTTACCATTTACGAGGGGCAGACGTCGCCCCTGTTCACAACGTCCAACGACGTCTCCAACTGGGTCGGAACAAATACGACGGAGGTTGCCAGCATCCTGAACGACGTGGCTGAAATCAATCAGACGGCCAAATCGGCGACGCTCTTTTCGGGCGCCCCGGGCCTCCTCGACAAACTTGGGACCACGATGGCCATCATGTTTGGGGCCGCCTCGGCCCCGACCGGCTACAAGGTTCCCACGGCCATCTGGAAGAGTCAACTGACGGACACGGATGGGACCACGTGGAGCACACTCGACACATCTGTGCTCGAGGCCGCCGTCATCGAGGCTCTCAAGACGCTCCCGGGCGACCACGCGACGTACTGCACTTAGACGCCCGGCGTGGTGAGGCCCACGCGCTTCCCGTACGTGCTCGTATTGATGGGCTGGGCCAGGGGGTTCAGGGGCGACTGGGCGTCCCGAATGTACCCGAGGTACTGGGAGACCCCCGTGTTAATCTGACCCAGGGCCACCTGGATGACCCGGGCGTTCATCGCCCGAACCTGATTGCACACATCATCGTAGGGGTTCGAGGCGTTGCTGATGAACACGACGCGCATAATCGAAAAGAGATCCCCAGAATTTTGATAATCAATGGACAGGCCCGACTTTTGCTTGTACGCCTGACGAATGCCCCGCTGGAGGACATTTGTATTGTACTCGGAAAAGAAGAGTTGGTTCAGCGGCGTTGATACTTGTTTGAGCGACTCCATAGTAGACACCAGGAAAAAAACCCCGGTACTAGTAAATGGTGCTCGCAGCAGATTTTGACGAGGCGTACTCGAGCCCCCTTTGCAACCAGCCGCTCCCCAAGCCCCAGGGGTTCATTGGGTCGTACCCGCCGATTACACCCTGTGGCCAAGTCGGTCCGTACTATGTCAACACCAAGTTTCTCCAGCCGAACCGGTACGCGGAAACGGTCGGGCCAGTCCCGATCCGGTCCGAAGATCTTCGGTGCACCTTTTAATGAAACCCTCGGACCCAGTGTTGTACGCTCGGGCCAAAAGGTACATTTACACCAAGTACCCAAAGCACTCCGCGTACCGGAGCGGACTCCTCGTGCAGCGCTACAAGAAGCTCGGGGGAACCTACACGGGTGCCGGGCGACGCGCAAGCGCACCGCTGGCCCGATGGTTTCGCGAAAATTGGAAGTCGGACACGGGCCTCTACGGGTACACGAGCCGGTCCTCGGTGTACCGCCCGACCAAGCGCATTTCCAGGGCGACACCCAGAACCTTTTCAGAGTTGACACCGGGCCAACTCGCCAGGGCCAAGCGCGAAAAGTACCGAACGGGCCACGTTATGCGCTTCGCCCGATGATGGCGCCCGCGATGCGTTTTCCAGAATTGCCCGTCGTGTGGCTCAGGTCGTGGCCCCCGAGCCCCAAGTCGTCCGGGTCCGCGTGAATGACGAGCCCGCGCCCCACAATGTCCCGTCGACCGTGAAGCCGAATACCACGGTCTCGAAAGGTGTACCGCGCACGCCCTTCCGAGTCTGTTATTATATTACCGAGGTCGCCCACATGACGTGCTGAACTTTTTGGACCCCCGTGCCGTTGACCAAACGGATTAAAGTGGGCCCCCATGCTCTCACACCCTTTTGAAAGGTTTCCAAACTCGTGAATATGAAATCCGTGGCGCGCATTCTTCTTGAGTCCCGTGAGATCAAGGTGTACAGTGGTCCACTCCGGGCTCTCTTTGAATTGTACCGTTCCCTTGACACGAGGGCCACTAAAAACGGCAATCGCATTCATACTGTTAAAAAAGAAAATCGTAGAGTACCAAAAGATGAGGGTCCTCAAGCGGTCTGGTGCGCTCGTGCCCATGAAGTTTGACGCCGTGTCGACCCGGATCCGCAACCTGATGTCGGGCCTGTCCTCTGCGGTGGATGCGACCAAGGTGGCCCAAAAAGTTTTTTCATCCATGCGTGATGAAATCTCAACGCAAGAGATTGACTCCTTGACTGCTGAGATTTCTATTGGAATGAGTACCGAGGACACGGATTACGAGGTGCTCGCGGCTCGCCTGGAGGCGTCCAACATTCAGAAAAAGTGCCCCGACACGTTCTGGGGCTGCGCTCGGAAGCTCTACGCCGCCGAACTCATCTCGGATGAAATGTACCACGTGGTGACCCAGCACCGCCACGAACTCGCCGTGGTTCCCGAGCGCGACTTTGACATTGGGTACTTTGGTCTGAAGACGCTCGAAAAGGGGTACCTGCTCGGGGGGCTCGAGACGCCCCAGTACATGTTTATGCGCGTCGCGATCGGTGTCCACGGCAACGACGTTCCCAGAATCCTGGAGACGTACGAGCTCCTGTCCCGGGGCTTTTGCGTCCACGCGACCCCGACCCTCTTCAACGCCGGGACCACGTGCCCCCAGATGTCATCGTGCTTCCTCCTCGCCACCAAGGATGACAGCATCGAGGGCATCTACGACACCCTGAAACGGTGCGCCCACATCAGCAAGTGGGCCGGGGGCATCGGGCTCCACATCAGCAACGTCCGGGCCAACAAGTCGCCGATTCGTGGGACCCACGGCGTCTCGGATGGCATCGTTCCCATGCTCCGCGTGTTCAACGCGACGGCTCGGTACGTGAACCAGGCGGGGAAGCGCAAGGGGTCGATTGCCGTGTACCTCGAGCCGTGGCACGCCGACGTCCTCGAATTTCTCGAGCTCCGACTGAATCAGGGGGACGAGGAGGCCCGGACCCGCGACTTGTTCACGGCGCTCTGGATCCCGGACCTGTTCATGCGGCGGGTCAAGGATGGGGGCCAGTGGTCGCTCATCTGCCCCCTCCGGGCCCCGGGGCTCGCCGACGTCCACGGCGAAGCCCCTGACGAGCTGTACACGCGGTACGAGGCCGAGGGCCGGGCCACGAAGACGATTCCGGCCCAGGAGGTCTGGTCCGCGATTCTCAAGTCCCAGACCGAGACCGGGACGCCCTACATGCTCTACAAGGATGCGTGCAACGCCAAATCGAACCAGAAGAATCTGGGAACCATCAAGAGTTCCAATCTGTGCGTCGCACCCGAGACGAAGATTCTGACGCGCCAGGGCCACCGGATCATCTCGACCATTGGGGACGGGACCGAGTGCGAGGTCTGGAACGGGTTCGAGTGGAGCACCGTGGTGGTCCGGCGGACGAACCCCAGCTCCGAACTGGTCCAAGTGTCCTTTTCGGATGGGAACATTCTGGAGTGCACGCCGTACCACAAGTTTTACATTCAGGATGGATCTATGAAGACGGCGTCCGAACTCGTGCGCGACGATGTCCTCCTCGACTGGTCCGAGGAGTCTGGGGTGCTCCACGAGTCGGTCCGCGTCACGGGCGTGTCCAACTTTGGGCGCGTGGACTCCACCTGGTGTTTCACCGAGCCCCTTCGCAACATGGGTGTCTTCAACGGTGTCCTCGCCGGAAACTGTACCGAGATTATCGAGTACACGGATCCCGATGAGGTGGCGGTGTGCAACCTCGGGTCCCTCGCCTTGCCCGCCTTTGTTGAGGGCGCCGTGTTTGACTACGAGGCGCTCCACCGTGCCACGCGCGTCTTGACCCGAAACTTGAACCGGGTCATCGACCGAAACTATTACCCCGTTCCCGAGGCTCACAAGTCCAACATGCGCCACCGCCCCATCGGTCTCGGGGTCCAGGGGCTCGCGGACGCGTTTCTCCTCTGTGGACACGCGTTCGACAGCCGAGAGGCGGCCCGGATGAACATTGCGATATTCGAAACCATGTACCACGCGGCCCTCACGGAGAGCTGCGAGTTGGCCCGACTCGAGGGACCCTACGAAACCTTCAAGGGGTCCCCGGCCTCTGAGGGAATCCTTCAGTTTGACATGTGGGACGCACCAAAGTTTAGCGGGCTCTACAAGGATTGGGACACGCTCAAGGGGAACATTCGCGTCTGGGGCCTACGAAACAGTCTCCTGATGGCCCCTATGCCCACCGCGTCCACGTCCCAGATTCTGGGGAACAATGAGTGCATCGAGCCGTACACGACCAACATGTACCTTCGAAGGACCCTGGCCGGGGAGTTTGTCGTGGTGAACCGGCACCTGGTGACCAAACTCAAGCAGCTCGGCCTGTGGTCCAAGGAGACCAAGGATCGGATTGTGCGCAACGGGGGGTCGGTCCAGGGGCTGACTGAAATTCCAAAAGCCCTGCGGGACTTGTTCAAGACGGTGTGGGAAATCAAACGAAAGGTGCTCATCGACATAGCTCGGGACCGGGGGTGTTTCATCGACCAGTCACAGAGCATGAATTTGTTCATGGAGGAACCCACGGCGGCCAAGCTGACCTCGATGCACATGTACGCGTGGGAACAGGGTCTCAAGACGGG